AACACATTTATCACATACGAAAGGTTTCATAATGGCACACGTATTAGCCGCAGTACGATTCTTAGATTTCTCATTCTTATCCACTTATATCTATAAGGTGGTAAGATACTTCGAGGACCGCAAGACTTATAGAGAAACATATAAGCAACTATCAAAACTCACTGATAAAGAACTGGCAGACATTGGTTTGCATAGAGGTCTAATTCACTCAGTATCAAAGGGTGCATATTGTCCTGATAGAGGCGAAAATCCAAATTTACGGGGGTGGGTCTAATGACAGCTTTAGTAGCAAACTATGTATTTTCACCGTTGTCGGGATTCTGGTCATCAGTAGATCGCTATTCGCAGATAGTGGGGTACTCACGGGCGGCCTCGGAACTCGCAAGGCAGGGTTACCACGAGGAATCGAAACAGTGTATGTTAGAGATCACGAAGTTACAAAATAAATAACACTAAATACACTTGAGGACTTGAAAGGGGCTTCGGCTCCTTTTTTATTTATTATAACAATTGATGAGGATAGAAAATGGCATACGGTGATCCTACAGTATATAAAAAACATCTAGGCGGACATAATTGGGTATCACACACCGATAAAGGTTCGCTAGAACTAATCAAACAAAAATTCAAAATCGGCACTATGCTTGACATAGGATGTGGACCTGGTGGTAACATTAGGGTTGCAAAAGAAGTTGGTATTGATGCAGAAGGCATTGATGGAGACATTCGTGTCATTCCAGAAAATCCAGATATCAATATTATTCCCTGTGACTTTGCAGAGACAACGTATACAGACAAAGACTATGACCTAGCTTGGTCGACAGAATTCGTAGAGCATGTAGAAGAGAAGTATATCGATAACTACATGCAATCATTCGCTAAGTGTAAGTATGCATTCATTACATATGCACCTCCTGGTACTAACGGTACACATCACGTAAATCTAAAAGAACAAGACTACTGGATCAAAGTATTCGGTAAGTATGGCTTTGAGTATGATGAAGCCAGTACGAATCAAATTCGTCAAGCGTCTACTATGAAACGTGACTTTGTACGTAGCAGAGGACTGTTTTTCAGACGCACTGGCCAAATCAAACAAAGTAAAGTATTACTAGTAGCAAGCGGATTCTCATCTAAACAAATCAATGACTATCCATATAAGCAAGAAGGTTGGACTGTTGTTGCTATCAACAATGGATATAGAGTTTGTGATTGGGACTACTGGGTGCGACCACCAGATTTTGAAGGTGAGCAAGCAGTAGCTAAAGAACATCAAACAATTGTGAAAGCATATGGTCCTGCATTGAACAAGTATGGCGGTCAGAAAGCATGTGGTTTCTCTATCACTCTGAATGCGGGATACTGGGCATTGTCAGAACTAGCACCTAGTGTTATGGCTTTCCTAGGCTGTGATATGAATTACACACCTACTAATGACGGAGCTACTTCTATCTATGGTGTAGGTAATGATATCAAACAGAACGGTATACCAGATCCAGATAGAATGGCTAAGATGTATGGAAAGGGTGATCCTAACTATCTCACCAACATCTATCGAAGACTTGAAGACATTGCTCAAGAGCATAACTGTGAGGTCGTGAATCTATCAACTGATCCAGACACAAGACTACCTTACAAGAGAGTGAAGCCATCTAGATATTGAGGTGTGAAATGAAACCTGAGAAAGCGTATATTATTGTAATCAATGATCCTCGTTCTATTGAATATGCCGCACATGCAGTAAAGAGTTGTAGCGACTTAGGAATTGAGTATCAAATTGTACAGGGATTGCAAGACCTAGATTTAGTACAAGCATGGGCTCATGTAAAAGATGGCATAATCATTCGTGCAGAAATGGACGATAGAGCCGCATGTGCCTCTGCAACACACGCATTAGTGTGGCAAAGAATAGCAGAAAATAAAGAGTGTGCTATCGTACTAGAACACGATGCGGTAATGCTACACAAAGTAGAGATAGATATACCAGACAACGAAATAGTATGTTTAGGTTATAAGTATCCAAACATCACTGCATATGATCACGAAAGAGCTGGACCATCTGTTCGACTTATACCAATTGGAATGCATGGAGGAGCCCATGCGTATGCTATCACATATGTCACCGCTCAGATACTACTCAAAGAGTTATATGAGAAAGGTGCAGAAGAGGCTGTTGACAATAGATATTTTATGAGAAACTATCCAGAGATAGTATCAAAAGTACCTATTAGCATCTGTGATCCAATATCAGCTATTGGTTGGATACGAGAATCGACAATATGGGATGGACATGCTGATCTACAGAACTTCACATTTCTGAGATCATTTATCATCAACAGCGACTTTGAGGCGCTATTCGATGAAGATAACTAATCTATAAATACAACACATACTTGTAGTAAGTCTACGGAAAACCTACCAAGAGGATAAAATGGATAAAGAAGAAGATAAGGCTGTAGAAGCCGAAAACGAAAAATCAGTTGAAAAAGAGCAACCGAAGAAAAAGAAGCCCGAGCCAAAGAAGGCAAAGAAGGGTGAGGATGCTGATGAAGTTCTCGTCAAAAATACGATTGAACTCAAGCCCAAGCTAGAAGAAGCTCCTGGGAAAACAGCGGTGCTTGGTTGGGGTCGTATGAATCCCATTACTGTTGGTCACGAAAAACTAGTCAACAAAATCAAATCAGTCGCACGTTCAGAAGGTGGAGATCCTATCCTATTTCTGACGCATTCACAAGACGCAAAAAAGAATCCCCTTACTTACGATGACAAATACATGCTTGCAACGAGAGCGTTTGGCAAGATGGTTCGTAAGTCTAGATCAAAGACGATTATTCAAGCCGCACAAGAACTACAGAAAAAATATAAGAACATCGTTCTTGTAGTTGGCTCAGATCGTGTAAAAACTTTTGATGATCTACTAAACAAATATAACGGAAAAGATTACAGCTTTGATAGTATCAAGGTTGTTTCTGCTGGTGACCGAGACCCAGATGCCGATGATGTGACAGGTATGTCAGCCTCTAAAATGAGGGCATTGGCAAAAGATGGTGACATGGAGTCATTCTCTAAAGGTCTACCCAAGAAACTGAAAGCAAATGCTAAAGACGTATACGATATGGTACGTGGTGGTATGAAGATTTCAGAAGAGTTAGAACTAGACGAAGCAATTCTATCATTCGCACAACGTAGACAGCGTGCCATGACTATGCGTAAGTATAAGTCTAAGATCGCCGCAGCCCGTAAGAGAATGTCGAAGCGAGTTGCCACTAAAGATAGATTACAGAAGAAAGCACGTAAGAAAGCAATCGCAATCATTCGTGGCAAAGTTGCAGGAGATAAGGGTAAGCGTTATAGCGAACTCTCTACTGCCGAGAAGATGATGATCGATCAGAAAGTAGCAAAGCGTAAAGCAGTTATTGATCGTATCGCTAAGAAACTTCTACCTAAAGTTCGCCGTGCTGATATTGCTAGAGTACAAGGTAAAAAGGTAAGCGAAGAGTATAACTTAGATGAGCATTTTGATTTATTCATCGAAGAGCCTACTGTAGGTCAAGACCCAGATATCAAAGACAAGAAAGGCACACAGCCAGCTGTCTACTATAAAGGTCTATCTAAGTCAACAAAAGATAAGCGTGATGCCCACTTCAAAAAGGGCACAAAGATGGACGATGATAATCCAGCGGCATACAAGCCAGCACCTGGTGATGCAACTGCAAAGACTAAGCCATCTAAGCACACAAAGAAATTCAAAGATATGTATGGTGAAGAACTCATTCCACTGTCTAAGTTTCATTCTGCACAGAAGAAAGATGGCAGTGTGAAGACTGATGGTCGATTCAAGATTTTCAGAAAGAAGAATGCCGAAGCTGGTGATACTTCAGATAAGGCAGAGATCAAGAATAAAATTATCGATGAGAACAAAGCAGAAGAGCGTTTGAGAACACAGCATAAAGCTGAACGTGAAAACATGAAGCGTGAACACGATAAAGAACTAGACTCAGTGAAGACACGTGGTTTGCGTAGACAGATCCGTGATCTACAAAAAGAAGAGTTTGATACTGATGAAGCACTATTAGCATTCATCGAAGAAGTATCAAACGACATTTCTGATTCAGTAGAACTAAGCGAAGCCAAAGGCGATGCAGGTCTGAAAGCAAAAGCAGAGAAGTCTGGTATGCCACTCGGCATTTTACGTCAAGTGTACAACAGAGGCGTAGCCGCATGGAGAACAGGACATAGACCAGGTACAACGCCGCAACAGTGGGGCTTTGCACGTGTAAATTCATTTGTCACTAAGTCATCTGGCACGTGGGGCAAAGCAGACGCAGACTTAGCCGCTAAAGTACGTGGCAGTTCTAAGAAAGAAGAAGTAGAGTCTCCTATCGATAAGAAGAAAGATGGGTCACTGTCATATAAGAAGACAAAGGTTATCACTGAAGATGATCCATGTTGGGATACACACGAAAAGCGTGGCATGAAAAAGAAGGGTGGCAAGCTAGTACCTAACTGTGTGCCTAAGAACGAAGCAGTATCTCCAGCACAGCAAGCCGCTATTGCGATTGCTAAGAAGAAGAAAGAAAAGTTAGACGAAGCATTACAACACGTTCATACAATTAAAATTGATGGTAACGCCCCAAGTAATCCAAAACCATCTGAAGTTGCTAATATCAAAGACGATTTTAAATTACACGTTCAAGCAATTAGAGGTGCTACTAAGAGATTAGGCGGACTTATTACTGATACTGAAGTTCCTTCTAGACAAAATAAATTTGTTGGAACAATTAAAGTTGGAACTCGTGGAGATGCTAATAAGATTAGTATTCCGGTAATTCAAAGAAGTGTTAAATCTGGTGGTATTGAATTAGATAAACGCCAATTTGTTGAAGAAACTGAATTAGACGAAGAGTTTGAATATATGCTAGAAGGATATATGGCTAGCAAACTCAAGTCTGTGACTATCAATAAGAAAGCATACCAACACGCACTCAAAACATTGAAAGATGTTATCACTCGTAAGAAGAAAGAGTCAGGTGACAGAGGCATGAAACATGGTTCTGGTTACTATGCACAGCAAGTCGCTAAGACTTACAAAGATGTTGATCACAAAGTATTACACAATATGCTAGGTGAAGAGTACATCTTTGAAGAAGGTGGTGCTGGTGATAGAGGCACAGATAAACTAACTAAGCGTTACAAGAAAGATACTCCTGGTGAAAGCGTATCAGAGAGCGAAGGACCAGTGCCTAAGCCAATGTCTAAGATGACAGATAAGCAGAAAGAGGATCTAAGACACAAGCAAGCCGCAGAGCGTGAACGTAACATACGTAAGATGAAGATCGGTCAAAAGCAGACTGACGATGATCGTAAGCGCAGAGAAGCAGATCGTGAGCGTAGACTAAGACAGTATGCGGGCAAGCGTGAAGAACTTGAGTTAGATGATATGTTCGAATCTGTAATCAGTGAACGTGAAGGCTTCAAGCAGTTCAACGAAGACGTATCGCAGAAGCAGATCAGTGACCTTGAAAAGTTTGCTGATAGACTGCTAGACAAGTTTGGCGTAGACGTAGAATTTACACGTCACTTTGCTGATCGTATGAACGATGATAGAAACAACCCTAAGATTTCTATTCCTGAGTTACAGCGTTTCTTCAAGAAGGTCGCTAAGAACAAAGCGAAAGATATCAAACAACTAGGTGACTCTGAAGCAGTACTAAAAGATATTCAAGCAGACTTGAACTTGCCTGTAGTCATCAACTACGACAAAGCGAAGAATGAATTTGAAGTAGTAAATAAAACGATCATGCGTAAGAAAGATTTCAAGACGCCTAATAAGATCGTAAAATACTAACCAGTGAGCAGATAAATATAGAATATAGGAGATAAAATTATGAGTTTTCCACTGACTAAAGAAATGCTAAGTGCAATGATCAATAACAATCCAAAAGCCGATGAGTGGTTTGAGGCGCTTGAAGAGATCATGCCAAAATATGAAATCGATACTCCTGAACGTATCGCTGGATTTATTGCACAGTGCGCCCACGAAAGCGCAGACTTCAAGAGACTTGAAGAGAACCTGAACTACAGCGAGAAAGCATTGAATGCAGTGTTTGGTCGTTACTTTGGTACAGGTAAAAAGAAGCGTGATGCATCTGAGTATGCTCGTAACCCAGAGATGATTGCGAACTACGTTTATCAGGATGAGTATCGTACTAAGCGTGGTGCAATGGGCAACGTAAATGACGGCGACGGATGGCTATTTCGTGGTCGTGGTTTGAAGCAACTTACTGGTCGTAATAACTACACAGCATTTGGTAAGACTGTAGACTTGACTGCCGAAGAAGCAGTAGAATATGTAGCAACAGAAAAGGGTGCTGTTGAGTCAGCATGTTGGTTCTGGGATACAGCGAAGTTGAACAAGATTGCTGATAAAGGTGATATTGTTGCAATGACTAAGAAGATCAACGGTGGTACTATTGGTCTAGAAGATAGAACTGCCCGCTATGAGAAAGCTATTGCTATCATGGGTGGTGAAGTAGAACTATCTGCACCTGCGCCTAAATCAGATGTAAACTTAGATGAAGTTTGCTCAATCGGTTCACGTGGAGAGACAGTAAAGGCAATTCAGCAACACCTAGGATTAGGTGACGATGGTATTTATGGCCCAGGCACAAAACGTGCAGTGAAGCAGTTTCAAGCTTCTAACGGTTTGTTAGCAGACGGCGTTGCTGGACCAACTACACTAAGAAAGATGTTTGGATAAGAGGCTAAGATGAAATCGTTTGCAGAACATATGTCTGAAGGTATTATGATGAAGAGTCAGAATACTATAGATAATCCCGAAGATCCAGAAGTAATGGTACCTGGGTTTGGTTCTATGCTTTTATCTCAGCTAAGAAATAGTGTTGCGAGACAGTTGACCGATCTAGGTAAACGTGCGAGTAGAAATGATTTTGACATTGCATACAGTCTACTCTTAGATAAGTCGGGAGCTGGTGCTGTAGTCGCAAAGCTACAAGCAATCAAAGATGCTGAAGAAGAGATGAAGAAGAGTCCTTACAAACGCAAGATAACAATGGCTAAGAAGAGATAGGTAACATGAAAAGTTTTGTAGAACATATTGCAGAAGCAAAAGACCCAGGCGAATACGATAACGAAGGTGGTATGGCTAAGACCCAACTGCGTGGTGTTATTGCTGATGCGGATCATATGATCAAGATGTTTGGTGACGATGACAATCTGCCAGAGTGGGTACAAAACAAGATCACTAAGGCTGCCGACTATCTAAACTCTGCACATCGTTACATGATGAACAAGGATGGAGAAGAGTAATGGCTTGGATTGCAGTACCGAATAATCCCTCATGGGAGTTTGATAACACAGCAACGATAGCAGATACCTATCCACGTACACCTGGAAATGTTGCTGGTGGTGTTAGAACATACACTATGCAAGATGGCAGAATACGCACTACTTTTATCAAGTGTAGAAAGATCAATAATCCAACTGCGGTTGGCGAGTTAGACAAATCATATTACGAAGCGAGAACGCAATAATGAAAGCATTTAGAACATATAGAGCAACACATATAGATACATTCTGTGAAGAATGCACTGTATATGATGACTTAGTTACAGAAGCATCTGAGTATCAGGGACGTAAAGTTTCACTAAACGATCCATTCAGAATGCCATCAGGCTCTAAGAGTAAGTTTGGCGTATACGTAAAGAACGAGAAAGGCAATGTTGTCAAGGTAACATTTGGTGATCCTAACATGGAGATCAAGCGTGACGACCCTGCCAGACGAAAAAGTTTTCGTGCAAGACATGGCTGTGATAATCCAGGTCCCAAGTGGAAAGCAAAATATTGGTCTTGCTATCAATGGCGGGCTGGTGCTAAAGTAGACAACTAATAAATAATAACAGATATTCGGGAGATAATCATGAACTACAAGAAGGAAATAGCACCGTTACCGGAAGGTTTCGCAGAAGCTATTAGTAAGACAATCAACAAATTACAGCACATGCAAGAAGCACCTGCTTCTCGTAAAGCAGATCGTGCAGACGGTGACACTAAGCCACAAGACATTTCTGGCGAAGAAGAAAAAGTAACTGCCGATAAGAAAGCACCTGCACGTAAGGGCGACAAGTCTCAAGGCGAAGCTATGGCTTCTGTCAAAGAAGAGACTGAAGAATTAGAAGAAGTACGTAACATCAAGATCGCCAAAGACGGTAAAGATGAGAAGATGGTCAACAAGCAAGAGTTGAAGACGTACCTTCAGATGGGCTGGAAAGAAGTCAAGGAAGATGTCGAGTTAGACGAAGCTGGCTGTATTTCTTCTTCATACAAAAAAGAAAAGAAAGAAGAAATCGATCCAGTAAATCCTAAAGCGGTCAAGAAGAAGTTCGATGATCGTAAGGACAAAGATATCGACAACGACGGTGACGAAGATGAGTCAGATGAATATCTGCACAAGCGCCGTAAAGCGATTTCGAAAGCTTTGTCAAAAGACGAATCTGTAAAAAAGCCTAATGCCTCTGTAGATGAATCTGCCGAACTAGAGGGGCTTGACGAAAGGTTTTCGCCTAAAGATATCAAAATGGCAATCGGTATCGCATCAGATAAGAGATACAAAGGCGGCAACATGACTGGCGCCGTCAAAGCAATCGATAAGATTAAAAGAGGACTATCTGATCATCCACAAGTTTCTGCTGTTCTAAGAAGACAGAACGAAGAGTTAGAAGAAGCTAGACCACCGCAAATCAAAAAGGGTAAAGCTAAAGGCACTATCTCTGCTACTGGTATGCGTGGCAAGGGTAACAAAAAATTTGACGTAGACGTGAGATTTGATAATGGTAAGTTTGTGTTTCGCATCACAGATGAATTAGGGAAGTTTCAAACTGTAGGTATCAAGCAAGCATCTAAGATGTTAGGCGAAGAAACAGTTGCGGACCTGACTGAAGCGAAAATGAACGAAGCAAAGAATTCAGATTACACTATATATCACAAAACGTTTTCATCTGCGGTTCAACATGCAATCGCTGTCGCTAAGAAGCGTGGCTTTGCAGTTGATGAAGATGACTGGGACCGTAAGGTTGCAATGGGACCTCGTAAGCCAAGTAAAGGTAAGACCAACTCTTACTCAATCAACTTGTCTAAGAATGGTAAAGATGTAAGGCAGAAATTGCAAATGCAAGTTTACTATGACCAAGGTCGTTATGAATTAAATATGTATATTTCTTAGGAGGAAATTATGATTGGTTGGATTAAAAAATTGTTTGGAATGAGTGAAGCGAATGTATCAACTGTTGAGACGAAAGCTGTGGAGCCTGCTCCAGTAAAGCGCCAAGCCCCTTCCAAGCCCAAAAAAGCGAAAGCTACAGTGGCAAAGAAGCCGGCGAAGAAGAAGTCGAAAACTCCCGACCTTAGTGCAATGACTAAAACAGAGCTAGACATTTACGGACGTAAAATAGGTTTGAAATTAGATCGTAGAAGAACTAAAGAGTTTATGATGCAAGAAATCGAAAAACATAACAAGGAGAACTGATATGGCTTTATGGGGAGATACAGACGTTGATGCTTCAATTCCGAAGTACTTGACGGCTGCCGAAAATGCAAAGTGTTATTTCATTGATACCACAGAAGCTGGTGTCACTGCTAACAGAGCAAAAGGTTTGAAGACGACCGGTTGGAATTTATACGAAGAGTATGGTTCTGGACGTAAGCGTGTTGAAACACTAGTCGCTATGACTAGAACTGCTGGTCAAGCAGGAGATGCTGGTACTACTGGCACTACTGCTGATGAAGATGCAGTCGTTGCAGACAGCTAATAAATAAAGATGAGGGCTGAAACATGCCCTCATCAATTTATAATAATAATGGTGAACAAAGTATGGTGTTAGATGAAAGTACATTTATGTTATATGCGGCTAAGCATTATGATATGAAGAAGGCGGCTTCTACGGAAGAATTTTATGATGATCTCAAAAGATTTCAATATCTGAAAAGATTGTTTAGAAGATATGAGGAATTTGATGAGTTGAAGGTACGTCTGATTCTAAATCATATGATAGTAATATATAACTGTTTTGGGCTTGCAGGAACACCTATGTTGTTTTTGAGACTAGAAGAGTATCACAAGTACTTGAAACCGTTTCTGGTATTCCAAGGTTACTTACCAGATGTTGTAGAGTACGGTGAAAAAAGAATAGAGACATCAAGCATTCCGCTTGACGCTAATATAGTAAAAGAACTGAGAGAACTATGATTGTTGACTTATTTCTCGTATATCAATTTATACGTAGACTCGCAACTCCATTCAAAGAGTGGGATGCGTACAAGCTAGGTATCATTGATGAAGACGGGAATGTACTCAAGAAAGCTAGAGAATTACGCACTGTAGAAGAGCGTAAGGCTTGGGGCAAGTTCGATCTGATGATTACTAAACTAAAGAGACTTCTCTCTAAGGTACCTGGCGGCAGTTCAAGAATTGCCTCTTATGCGGCCGCTCTATATCTCATCAAAGAGAATGAAGAGATTGAGAAGCATGGGGACTTTCTATCTGAAGAACAGTTAGAAAATAAATTAATCGACTATATGTCTATAGTTCAAGAAACTCGGAACTACGATGATATGTTTGAGGATGCAATCGCAAACAGCGCAGGCGGTGGAGACATCGCAGGTATTGGAGTAGGACCAGATGGAGAACCGGGTGTTACGAAAAAGGCTATGCGAAAGTATAAAAAAGATAACGAGCAGCCTTTGAAAAGGTTCAAGGATACTATAGGTAAATAGGTACTATGACTGATGGACTAAGTTCAGTGAAGACTGATGTAGAAATACTAAAAAGAGATGTATCAAGTATCCAAGGTTTGCTTGGGCGTCTGGACACTGCCATTGATAAAATCGCAGATGCTTCAGGTGGCATATCTCAAATCTTAGCAGTACACGAACAGAACATTGGAACACTCGCAGAGGATGTAGCAGAGCGCAAACGCCTCGCTGAGAAAGAGACAGAACTTCTCCACAAAAGAATCACAGACATGAAAGATGAGAGTGCTGAAAACCATCGCCGTAATCACTCTGAGATCATGTCCAAGCTAGATAAGATGGACGAAGAAGTAGGCACTGAGTTGAAAAATCTATCTGGTCGTGTTACAATACTAGAGCGATGGAAATGGTGGATCATGGGCGGTTCATGGGTCATCGGATTTATTATCGCTACCGTTCTTCAGATGGGCGGAATAATCAAACTATTCTCTAGTTAGTACTTGACAGCCGCACCTGTTTAGAGTATAATCTCTATACAGTTTGAATACATTATGGAGTACACTATGAATCTCGTAGACGTGAAGTACGCTGGTATCTTATCTACAAGACTAGAGCGATTCACAATAAAATCACAAACACCCTATAGAGCAAATGTACGTTGTCCTATCTGCGGTGATTCCCAAAAATCAAAGACAAAAGCACGTGGTTGGATTCTTGAGAAAGACAACTCTGCTATCTATTATTGTCACAACTGTAATGCCTCTATGGGCATGCGTAACTTCCTCAAAACAGTAGATCCTAATCTCCACAATGAGTATGTAGTAGACATGGCTCTAGAGAAGGGCTATCGCACAAAACAGCCTAAGCAAGATATTGTTAGTCCCCTTGACACTCTTACTACTAGTAGACCAAAGTTTACTAAGAAGGGTAGTCCTCTACTCCAAATTAAAAAAGTGTCTAGCCTAAATTTTTCTCATCCAGTCAAGAAATATGTTGAAAAAAGAAGGATCCCAGCATCTCAACAATATAAATTATATTACGCTCCAAAATTTGAGACGTGGACAAATTCGCTGATGCCTGATAAGTTGTCAGAGAAGCAAGTCAAGCCTCGATTGGTGCTACCGTTCATAGATCAGAACGGGACAGTATTCGGATATCAAGGAAGAGCATTTGACTCTGAAAGCATACGTTACATCACGATTATGCTAGACGATTCTATGCCCAAAATTTTTGGACTGAACACTGTAAACTTTACGAAGCGTTACTATGTAGTAGAGGGACCAATAGATAGTCTCTTCTTAGATAACGCTGTTGCTATGGCAGGTGCAGATGGAAATGGTGCTGGTCTGGAGAGTATAGATAATGCTACGTTTGTCTTTGATAACGAACCTAGAAATTTAGAGATTGTTAGACGTATGGAAAAGTGTATTGAGAGGGGAGAGAAAGTTTGTATATGGCCCACGAATATACTTGACAAAGACATCAACGATATGATACTATCTGGTATATCATCTGCGGATTTACATCTGATCATAGACCAGAACACACATGATGGCTTACAAGCCAAATTACAACTTAGTTATTGGAGAAAATGCTAATGAAGGCGAGACTTATAGGATACACGCAACCATGCGATATCATTGGATTAGATAATGTGCAAGATTTGATTGCGTATTGTGCGAGGGTATCAAACCCGACTAATCAGATCAACAGTGAAACATCTGAACGTCTTCTAAAGTATTTGATGAAACACAAGCATTGGTCGCCATTCGAAATGGCATCTGCTACACTAGAAGTAGAAACGACCCGTGATATTGCACGTCAATTCCTACGGCATCGCTCGTTCTCTTTCCAAGAGTTCTCACAGAGATATGCTAACCCTAAAGACCAAGATAATAATTTTGTACTCAGAGAGGCACGGTTACAAGATCCAAAGAACCGTCAAAACAGTATAGAACTAGACACGTCTGATGAATACGAAGGTGGTCTTCAGGATCGTTGGTACCAAGTACAAGAGCGACTTATAGAAGAAGCTAAACTTGCGTACAACTGGGCAATTGACAATGGCATTGCTAAAGAGCAAGCACGTGCGGTACTCCCAGAAGGGAACACAGTATCCACTCTTTATGCAAACGGTACTATTCGCTCTTGGATTCACTACATAGAATTACGTTCCGCTAACGGAACACAGAAAGAGCATATCATACTCGCACGTGAGATAGGAAAGGCAATTGCTAAAATCTTTCCGATGACTGAAGACTTTATAAATTTATAAGAAACCCAAGGAGATAAGAAGTGTCGAGAACAAGAACACACCTCGGCATCAAAATTGATGCCTCTAGAGACCGTCTGTTATCAGAACAGTCTCTAAAATTACTAACAGATTACTACTGCACTGATACTGAGAAAACGCCTCAAGAATCTTTTGCACGTGCGGCTGTCGCCTATTCATATGGCGATTTAGAATTATCACAACGAATTTATGACTACGTATCGAAGGGCTGGTTTATGTATGCCTCGCCTGTACTATCGAATGCGCCGTTACCAGATGAGAAACCCAAGGCACTACCTATCTCTTGTTTTCTTACATATGTACCCGACACACTTGAGGGTCTTATCGATCATACGGCAGAACTACGATGGTTATCAGTAAAAGGTGGTGGCGTTGGTGGTCACTGGTCAGATGTTCGTGCAGTATCTAAGAAAGCCCCAGGACCTATGCCGTTTCTACACACAGTAGATGCAGACATGGTTGCCTATCGTCAAGGACGTACACGCAAAGGTTCATATGCGGCTTATATCGAAGCATCTCATCCAGACATTATTGAGTTCTTGAATATGCGAGTGCCAACTGGTGACGTAAATCGTAAGAACTTGAATCTACACCATGCAGTAAATATCACTGATGAGTTTATGGAAGCAGTACGTGATGACAGCGAATGGCATCTACGTGACCCTAATTCTAATGAGATACGTGACACTATGCCTGCACGTAAGTTGTGGGAAGTGATTCTCGAAACTCGTTACAGAACTGGTGAGCCGTATCTCAACTTTATTGATACTGCTAATCGTGCTATGCCTCAATCTCAGAAAGACTTGGGTCTGAAGATTCGTGGTTCAAATCTATGTAACGAAATTCACTTAGCGACTAGCGAAGATCGTACCGCTGTGTGTTGTCTATCATCTGTAAACTTAGAGATGTATGATGACTGGAAAGACACTACTATGATCGCCGATCTAGTTAGATTTCTAGATAACGTACTGCAATTCTTTATAGACAACGCTGGTGATGAGATTAGTCGTGCCAGATACTCAGCACAGCAGGAGCGGTCTCTTGGACTCGGTGCTATGGGTCTCCACTCTTATTTTCAGAAACATATGATCGGATTTGATAGCGAAGAGGCGGTAAAAGCCAATGAAGATATCTTTTCCGATATCTTTGATAAAGCAGTAGAAGAAACTCTACGACTCGGCAAGACACTAGGCGAAGCACCTGACATGAAAGGTACTGGTCGTAGAAATGCACACATGCTTGCCATTGCACCTAATGCTAATAGTTCTATGATTGCTGGCACATCGCCATCTATTGAACCGTGGAAAGCCAACGCATTTACTTCACGTACACGTGTGGGTTCACATCTGAACAAGAACAAGTATCTAGAAGCACTCTTAGAGAAGCGTGGCAAAAACACAGAAACTATTTGGTCATCTATTATTACCAATGGTGGATCAGTTCAGCACCTAGACTTCTTAGAGGAGCATGAGAAGAAAGTATTCGCAACTGCTATTGAGTTAGATCAAATGCGGATTGTAGAACTCGCTGGTCAGAGACAGAAATATCTATGTCAAGGTCAGTCATTGAACATCTTCTTTCCTGCAGGCGCAGAAAAATCTTATCTAAGTAAAGTACACTATGCGGCATGGGCAAATGGCTGTAAGGGTCTGTATTACCTTAGGACAGAAGCTACTAACCGAGCAGAGAACGTTGCTGAGAAAGTTGAGCGTGAGACGCTAGATAATGTGGTAAACATGGACGCAAGTAAAATGAACTTCATCAATGGTAGTGAAGAACAACAGGACGAATGTGTTGCATGTCAGGGATAATAAGTGATTACTTTGCTAGAGGGATGACGAAGATGTTCCGCTTCTTTGCGGACACATTCTTTGCTAAACGTTATGGTCACCGAGCAGTTGTGTTAGAAACAATTGCCGGTGTACCAGGCATGGTAGCAGGGATGTGGATACATCTAAAGTCACTACGTAAAGCTAGAAAAGGATACGGACCAGATATCCGTGAGTTACTAGCAGAAGCAGAAAATGAAAGAATGCACTTGATGTTCTTCATTGATATTGCTAAGCCAAACTGGGTAGAGAGACTATTGATCTTTATTGCTCAGTTCTTATTCTGGCACTACTACCTTCTGTTGTACATCTTCTTTCCGAAGACTTGCCACAGAATGATTCACTACTTCGAACAAGAAGCGGTGATAAGCTATTCGCAGTATTTGAATAGAATACAATCAGGTAAGATACCTAATACTCCATGTCCAAAAATGGCAAAAGAGTATTACAGTCTACCAGATGATGCTAAACTGTCAGACATGATTATAAAAGTTCGGGAAGATGAACAACGTCATGCTGATGCAAATTTACAAATGTCAATCTAAAAAGAGGAATGATACATTGGGAGAAAAAATGGACGTACTAATATATTCGAAGTCGAACTGCCCTTTCTGCGAAAAAGCGAAAGCGTGGTTTACGACACATAGCCTAACTTACACTGAAATCAAACTAGACAGTGAAGAAGAGCGCATGGCATTCTATCAGAAGATGCCTAATGCTAGGTCTGTACCCCAAATCTTTATCAACGACAAACTGATCGGTACGTATAATGATTTGATGTCACAGGCTAGTACACTACTAAAGAAAGCCGGCGGTGGTTTGCTAGAGTTTTCTGAAACATATAAACCCTTTCATTATCCATGGGCAGTAGAAATGACTACACGCCATGAGAAAGCACACTGGATCGAAGATGAGATTGATCTGGGCGAAGATGTCACTGACTGGAAAGGTGGCAAGATGACAGAGATCGAAAAAGAATATGTGACAAACATTCTTCGTCTCTTTACACAGTCAGACGTTGCTGTTGGACAGAACTACTTTGATCAGTTTATTCCTAAGTTCAAGAACAACGAAGTGCGTAACATGCTAGGTTCATTTGCAACACGTGAGGGTATTCACCAGAGAGCGTATGCGTTATTGAATGAAACGTTAGGATTACCCGACTCTGAGTACCATGCATTCCTTGAGTATCAAGAGATGGCTGATAAGATTGACTTCATCATGGACTCAGATGTAAACACAATGCGTGGTCTAGGTCTTGCCCTTGCTAAGTCAGTGATGAACGAAGGTGTTGCATTGTTTGCCTCATTCGTAATGCTACTGAACTTTCAGCGTTACGGTAAGATGAAAGGCATGGGTAAAGTTGTTGAGTGGTCGATTCGTGATGAGTCAATGCATGTCGAGGGTATCGCTAAGTTATTCAAGACATTCTGTAAAGAGCATCCACGTATCGTAGACGATAGCTTCAAGAAAGATATCTATGAGATGTCACGCAACGCAGTAAAGCTAGAGGACAAGTTTGTTGATCTAGCATACGATATGGGTCAAATCGAAGGGCTAGAGTCAAACGAAGTCAAGCAGTATGTGCGATATATCAGTGACAGACGTTTGATTCAGTTAGGCATGAAACCCAACTTCAAAGTAAAAGACAACCCACTACCGTGGTTAGAATGGATTCTAAATGGTGCAGATCATACCAACTTCTTTGAAAACCGTGTAACAGAATATGAAGTTGCAGGTCTCAAGGGCGATTGGAATGAGGCATACAACTTTGGATAAGTGGCAGAAGGCTTACATGGATACGGCAGAGAGGTTCGCTTCTCTGTCTTCAGCCAAGAGATTACAGGTTGGTTCGATTGTTGTAAAAGACAATCGGATCATTTCTATTGGCTATAATGGTATGCCTGCTGGTTGGTCTAATGAGTGTGAAGATGTCATCAATAAGCCACACTTCGAGGTGCACCCAGATGATATTGATATATACACTGATACTAAGACTAAGCCAGAAGTGATTCATGCTGAAGCAAATGCTATCGCTAAGTTGGCAAGATCGAATGAAAGTGGCGAAAATAGCACAATGTATATAACCCATGCGCCATGTTTAGATTGCGCTAAACTTATATATACCAGTGGAATCACGTCTGTCTATTACAAAAATAAATACCGAAACGAAGACGGAGTAGAATTTCTTCGTAAATGTAGCATAGAGGTAGAGCAAGCATATGATCAATAGAGTTGAGGAAAAATGTCCTTACTGTGATACACAATTTATGATAGAGTTTGAGATGGAAGATGACGAACTAATATTTTGTCCTTCTTGTGGTGAAGAACTGCCTGACCCAGAGTTAGAGCGTGAACCATGGAGTGAAGAAGACGAAGAGGACTATGAATAAGATCAGACGTATCTGGGAATATTGGTGTAAGGCTATTGGAGCAAAAGAATACGAAGAAGATCGAAAGGCTGACAAAGTTGCTGTAATACGCACGTTTTGGGTTTTACTACATATTATATGTTGCCTAGCAATTATATTGAATGCAATAGCTAATCATGGATGGAAACTTATAGGATTATAGAACATGTGGCATTACCAAGGTAAAGAATTTACCAGTGATATGATAGAAGAATATGTGGGCTTTGTGTACATAATAACTGATCAGAACGAGAAGTCATATGTAGGCAAGAAGCTATTTCAGTCCACACGGAGATTACCGCCGCTAAAGGGTAAAACCAGAAAAAGAAAAAAAGTCGTTGAGAGTGATTGGAAAACATACTTTGGCTCTTCTGATGAAGTCAAAGCACTTGTTGAAGAACATGGCGCTGATTCGTTCCGCAGAGAGATTTTACATTTATGTAGTTCTAAGGGGGTAATGAGTTACCTCGAAGCAAAGGAACAATTTGATAGAGAGGTGTTGTTGTCTGATGATTACTACAATGGCATAATCAATTGTAAGATACATAAGACGCATGTAAGGAGTCTAAGGGATGAAGAGAGAGGAAATAAAGGCTAGAGATACTATCACTAATGAGTTTACTTCCAAATGGAAGTACAGGTACGATAGCGAGCAATATGGTATGGCTGATGCTTGGTGCATCATTCGCAATGAAAGCGAAGATGGTCACTACGAGGGTGACTGCGAAGACTACGCTTTGTCGCTATTATGGCGACTTTGTGGTAAGAGTGATATAAAAATGTGGTGGATGCTAATCACAAGACAAGCTGGTATTTGTGGTGTAGGACCATCTAAGTCAAAGATGTCACATGCTGTATTGAGATATAAAGGCGAGTACGTAGATAACTGGACTCGTAAGTTTGGCGGTAAAGAAGAGATCGAAAAGAACCACACATTCCACTGGCTATATGGTCATGGACTACTACACTTCACTGTAATCAAGATGCTAATGAGCAAGATAGTTCGTATCGTCAAGGGCATCAAGCGTTAGAAAGGATATACAATGTACACACCACTACCCTCTTGTGTGACAATCAAGAAGTCAAGCATTCACGGACTAGGTTTGTGGTGTGTTGAACACATCGATCCGGGGCAAGAGATTGGAATGTCCCATTTCTATTGGGGTGAAAATCTTATGAGAACACCCCTTGGAGCTTTCTACAATCATAGTTCCGAGAATCCTAATATCATCAAGCGCAGAAAAGATAGTAGATACTTCATGGTAGCTACAAAAGACATCTGGCCAGGTGAAGAAATTTTGTGCGATTATACATTTTATGACCTAAGTGCTTGATCTATAAGCAAATCTTTTTTGAAAAAAAGTGTTGACATACCCATCTATATGTGAGATACTATGCTTGTATCTGGAGATGAGGTTTGATTATGAACGAAGTCAGTGTCATTGGTGGAACAAAGAAACAGCGAGAGTTGGCACATCAAGTAGTTAGCTGGAGTATCAAGAAGTTGATGCCCAAAATGAAGACACTTGATATCACTGTTGAACTCAGTTCAATGACTGGTGATGATGCATACGGTTACTGTATGGAAGAAGACACCAATCGTGAGTTCACTGTTACTATTCGCAAATCCTTACCCATATTTGAATTAGTCGGAACGATCATCCACGAAATGATTCACGTAAAGCAGTATGCAAGGCGTGAGTTACGTGTTGCCCACGGCAACACAATGTGGAAAAAGAAGAGTTATAATAACGTATCTTACATCGATGCTCCATGGGAAAAAGAAGCCTATAGACTTGAGCGTAAATATGCGTTAGAATGCCTAGAGCAACTGGAGTTTACATTATGAATTTGGAAGCAGTAAAGAGTTTGGCAGAACAACTGTCATATGAAGAGTTAGCCGCAGCCCTATATGTAAAGGGTGAGATCGACGGCTTTCACAAAGTCACAGACAAGACCAAATGGCGTGAGCCCGTGATGGCAGAGAAGCTAGGTCACAAGGCACACACCAAGATATCAGCGGGCGCAGGCTCTGATGAGTACGGCTCTGATGCTTGGGATGAAGCTAATGGTAAGTTTGCTGAATACAAATCCAAAGCAATCGAAGATAAGCAACTGAATAACCTATTTCAGCGAGTTCGCTATCCCAAAACTGGCAAGCTATTCTCGTCTCTGAAAGTTGAGGGTGTATACAACGGTGCTTATAAGCAATCTGCCCTTGATGCTTATGCAGAGGTCGATCACTACTATGGGGTGTTCTACAAAGAAACCTGCATGATGATCATTCGACCTAAGACTGATGAAGTGATTCGTCAACTGACAGAAAACAATGCAAAGCGAAAGCCAGGACAAACAACTAACCTCAATACGGTAAAGATTGACTTGGCTGATAAAACCCTGTATACTACAGTATATAAAAATCCGGAGTATAATGAATTTGATTAGTATATTGAAAGAAGTGACTGACTGGGATATGCCTAAGGGTAATTACCATGTAGATCAGAATGGCCATCTAGTGGCTTATCAAGCGCCTGACGCTGAGTTGAAAGTGTTCAGTACGCCTATGAAGCAGTTCTCAAAGTCGAGACGTAAGTTTGTCAAGGTCGGTAGCTATGACAATTGAGATAAGCAACCAAGACTGCCTTGACTTTCTAAAGTCACTACCCGATAACTCTGTTGGTCATATCAACAATGATCCTCCGTACAATATCGGATACGATGGTGGTGCTGGCTGGGATACATTTCCCACAGAAGATGCTTATCTAGAATGGTGCAGACAGTGGATTACTGAGTGCGCCCGTGTACTGAAAGATGGACGTATGATGTGCGTTTGGGGTACACAAAAGACCGACTTATTCTTTCGTCTCAAGTTAGAGGTGCTAAATCAGATTGATGGACTAGTGGCACAGCCAGCTATTCATTGGTCATACAATTGGGGTGGCAGACCACGAAACAACTTCGCACATAAGTTCGAGACTGCATGGTGCTACAGTAAAGGTAAAGAGTTCTTCTTTGATCGTACTAAGGTAGAAGTAGAACGTAAGATGAAACGTAACTTGCGTACTGGTAAAGACTATACGAATGGTACGATACCCACAACTGTATGGGAAGGCAATCTGACTACGGTATCTAAAGAAGCACAAGAATCTAACTTTCACCCCACAGTCAAGCCTCAGTTCATATTACAGAGAATGATCAATGCGTACTGTCCACAAGATGAGACTGTACTAGACTGTTTCTCTGGCTCTGGATCTACCGCTGTCGCATGTACAGCGACTGGTCATAGTTTTACTGGCTGTGAACGTGATGAAGAGTACTATGCCAAGAGCCTAGAGCGCCTGAATAAACATGCAAATTTATCTGAATTTTTTTGAAAAAAAGTGAAAAAAGGGGTTGACATCTACCAACAGATGGACTATATTATATGTGTAGTCAGAAAGAAAGTGAGAAAAAATGATTGATTTTATTTCAGCAGATAACGCCATGATTCAGATGTTCGACGGTGACAATATGGTTGCCGAAGCGAGTACCGCAAAGTCCATCTGTTATTTTCTTCAAGAATACGGCGTTGCCGAGTCCGTCTTTGCTTCGTCTTCTGTAGATTTTGCCAGTGAGTATGGCTTTGAAACTGATGATGCCGCAATGGATCTGTGGTTAGAAGGCTATAAAAAATTCGAAATGTCTGGAGCTTGATATGAATAACCAATTCAAATCTTTTATGAACTCCCTGTGGAACTGCACCGGTGTGGACGTCCCAGGTTTAGGGACTATTGTCTCTACACGTGCCAAGTATGGCACTGATATTCAGGCTGCCTGTTTTGATGGTGAGGATATTCACTTGATTGACGGGTCGGAGCTGTTTGAACAGTTCCCAAATTTATTTGAAAAAAGTTGAAAAAAGGGGTTGACAAGGTCCCAAATACATGTAATAATACGTGTATAAATTGAGAAATGAGAGAGTATATTATGAAAAATGAAATGACAAATCTTCTTGAAGCAATCAAAGCTGATTACTTGAGATTCACTACCAGAAACTTTACCAAAGAACTGAGTGACATCAACAACAGTATGATCGCTGATTTCAACGAAGGTCTTCACTACGAAGAAGGTAGAAAGTATATCAAAGTGATCACTGGCGGCAGTGTTTGGGGCTTCATCATGAAAGCCGATGACAAGCAGTTCAAAGCTGGTGACATTTTGAAAGCCGCTGGTTGGGCTACCCCTGCCAGAAACAAGCCTAGAGGCAATGTCTTCACTGACTTGTCTTGGGTACAATGGACTGGTCCTGCTTACTTATGAGTAAGATGAGTTCACTAATCTTCGACCTACAGGAAGAAGTTCAGGCACAAGAGTTGACCTTCTCACAAATTGCTGAGAAGTTCAACGTGCCTCTAGACTGGGTTGAAGAAGTTGCAGAAGAATTAGATAGATTCTATGAAGGAGATAATCAATGGTAAATGCATTCAAAGGTATTTTATTTGGCACAGTACTTGGCTTTTTTACTTTCGTTCTTCTAGATTACGCAGGAACTATTCCTGATGTTCACATGTCATATGCGACCAATGAGTGTGTGCAAGTACTCAACTACCCGACAGTTTTCTTCGGGACTACTGAGTACTCATGTGAAACCCTGCCATCTAAGTATCACCACGTTTGGGTGAAGTGATAAATACTTTAGATAATATCTAAAGGAGGATTTATGGGACTCAAATTAGCAGGTGTTTTGATGCTAGTAATTGCCATGATGTCTGGACTTGGTTATTGGTACTACAACGATACTCAAGAGCGTATGAAGGTTCTGTCAGAGAACAACGCTCAATTAGAGATCGCTGTGGCTACCAATGAAGAAACTATCAATGCTATGAAAGCTGACTATGAGTTGGCTATGCAAACCAATGAGCAGTTGAATACTGAGTTTAGAAATATCAGGAAGCAGAATAGTGTATTAGCTAATAAACTTAGCGAACATGATTTAGGTGTTCTCGGTGCGGCAAAGCCGGGCCTTGTAGAACGTGTTATAAACAGTGCATCAGATAAAGCGGGACGTTGTTTCGAATTATTGTCTGGTGCAGAATTGACGGAGAAAGAGATAAATGCTAAAAGTGCAAAATCGTTCAATAGCGAATGCCCTTGGCTTTACGACACTTATCTTGCTTCTGGGCGGTTGCAGTCTACTACAGCCACCAGTGCAACAGATTGAAGTATCGACTAAGCCAATTGAGAAGCCGAAGCTAACTCTTCCACGTGCGGATGAATTACAAAGCCGTGACGTAAAGTGGACTCTTCTCACGCCAGAAAATTTCGATGAAGAAGTCGAAAAACTAGTTGCAAATGGAAGACCAGTAGTCTTCTTTGCCATTACAGATCAGGGCTATGAAAACCTTGGACTGAACTTGTCCGATCTACGGGCATTTATAATGCAACAGCAATCGATCATCAATGCTTACGAGGTGTATTACCAAGCGGCAGATGATGCATTAGAAGGTGCTGTTGAAATTGAATAGTCTCCGTAGTTCAGCTGGATAGAACAACGGTCTTCTAAACCGTAGGTCACAGGTTCGAATCCTGTCGGGGACGCCAATATAATAGAGGAGTGAATATGTATTTTATTGAAAGTTATTTACCAGACGTAGTGGTTCATATGCGTCAGGAGATTGAAGATGCTAATGGACTTGGCGGTTGTGTGATTGAGGGACCTAGTCCTTTCGATTGGGTGACTAAATCAACGTCTGAACTTTTTACAGGTAAGAAAGTTATTATCTTTGGACTACCAGGTGCATTTACACCTACTTGTTCGAACAATCAACTGCCTGGATTCGATTCGATGTTTGAAGACTTCTCTAAGTTAGGCGTTGACGAAATTTGGTGTACATCTGTGAACGATGCTTTTGTGATGAACAAGTGGGCTAAAGACTTGGGCATTACTAACGTCAAGATGTTACCAGATGGTAATGGTGAGTTCGCAGACAAGCTAGGTTATCTTGTTGATAAGAGTAATCTAGGATTTGGTAAGCGGAGTTGGCGTTACGCTATGTATGTTGATAACTTGTCGATCAAGCAGGCTTACGAAGAGGACCACTACATGCCATTGTGCCCAGTAGATCCTTACGAAGTCTCTGATCCGACTAACGTTTTCAATAAATTGAAAGAACATTTAAACGGAGAATAGATTATGATTAGTAGTCCAGAAGATCGAAAGAAGTTGTTGGGTGCAGTGAAAGAAATTTCTAATTCAATGACTAGGGCTGATGCGGAACGTGATTTTCAGAAAGATGCCATTACTGCAATTGCAGATAAATTGGATCTTGAAAAGAAGTATGTGCGTAAGCTTGCAGTGATTTTTCACAAGCAAAACTATAACGAAGTTCAACAAGAACGTGAAGAGTTAGAAGTTTTGTATGAGGCAATGACTCAGCAAGAAGGCGAATAGGAGATATCATGTTACGTTTTTTATGGTTCGGTGTAAAGATCGTGGCGTTGTATTATTTGATAATGATCGCTCTCGTAGCGATTTCAACATGGGGAACCTGTATATGAAAAACGGAGATATCGTTACGGTGATGACCATTAGTGGTGAGTTTGTTGGTAAACTAGAGCGTCAAGACGCTAGTAGTGTTACCCTTACTGACCCTAAGTTCATCACAGTAACACAAGAAGGTGGTATGGGCTTTACTAATGGTATTGCTATGACAGGGGTACAAGATCCTAAAGAGGTAACTCTTTACAATGTATCTTTTGTTGTGGACACTAATCCAGAAGTGGTAAGCGCATATAGACAAGCAGTGTCGGGACTGATTACTAAGCCCGACCCTAGTTTCAAATTGTAAGAAAGGCATATTATGAACGATCCAAAAACAATCGAAGAGTATGTAGAAATGCTCGACAATGTTTCAGATGAAAGCATCGAAAACTTATTTGAAGAAATGGGTATCGATATCAATCTGAATAGGGAGTGGGATGATGAGTGATTTAGCTAAAAGAGGCATTGTATTTGCCGTAGACTGTTGGCGATCTATAATGAACGTGAAGTATAATCCTTTGCGCTTTATTCCAGACCCCGTAATGCAAACGTACTTCATGCTTGTATTGTTTATCATGTGGAGTGCATTCTTTGGTATGGTTGCAATCTATCACATGGGTTTCATGGGATACGATATCGTGACAAGTATCTGGGTTCACGTATCTATTCTAATTCCTATCGCTATTACCAATGGCGTCTTCATTGATGCTGAACGTGATGGTGCTAAATGGATTCAAGAATGGAGAAACAAATGAGTGAAGAAGAAGTAGGATTCAGAGTCCATCGTGCCCATAAGATGATGGACTGGATTGAGAATGAGGTAACTGAATGGGCTCAGGGTATCGTCTTTGAACACTACGGTGTTGAAGAAGTAACTGAACTGTCCCGTGATCAGATAGAAGAGGTTGCCGCTGAAGCAGACAGACTAGATGAAGACTACGGAGATTTCATATCTTTAGGATTCTTCAACGTTGTTCGCTGGTGGGAATCTGA